TGCCACAATGACCACGAACTTCCCGACCTCTGTCGATTCATTTCCAGACCCGACAGCAACAGACAGGTTGGATAACCCGCCTCACGACGTTCTACATGCGGATGTGAATGATGCGGTGGAGGCGATTGAGACTGCTCTGTTGGATGGTGCGCCTCTTTACATTGACGATGCGAATGAGCGGGTTGGTATCGGTACAACGACACCTGCTCAGGAGTTAGATGTCAATGGCAGTATTGCGACAACTGGTGGAACTACGAATAACAGGGGGATTTTACTAGCGCATCAGAGCAACATAAATTATTCGTATGTGGGTCGTTCGGAGGGTGGTGTCGTTGATACTGGTAATCGTCTTGGTTGGGATTATGACACTGACAACTTTGACATCAAGACTGGTGGGGATACTCGCTTAACGATTGACTCGTCTGGCAATGTCGGTATCGGTACAGAGACACCCAGCACGCCTCTTGACATTTACAGATCAACCTCTACGACTGGCACCGCTGATGGTACAACATTTGTAGAACTGCAAAACTATGTCGGTTCCGACTTGTCACAGCAAAAAACTTTTATTGACTTCACGTTCACTGATGACAACTCAAATGAGACTCCTCAGGTTCGGATCGGTGCCGAGGTTGGGCAAAACGGTGACGCAAATACTCAACAGAAAGAAGGGTCTGGAGCGTTTGTTGTTTACACAAACAATGCTGAGTCAACTTCTGGTGATGCTGGTGCAAGTCTGGCAGAGCGTATGCGTATCGACTCGTCTGGCAATGTCGGTATTGGTACAACAACACCTAGCCAGACCCTTGATGTCCGCTCAGCGAATGACAATACGTCTGTGTTCCAGCACACAACTAATGGGTCGGACGCAAGAATTGAATTGAGGGCACCTGACGCTGGGGGAACAGGCCGTGCAGGTCAAGTCTTTTTCGACCCTGACGCTAACTTTGTTGGGTTTCGCAATGGGAACATCAACGCTATGGGTGTTGATTCGTCTGGCAATGTCGGTATCGGTGACACCACACCGTCGTACAAATTGGATGTCAACGGCACAGGCAGGTTTACAAGCGATCTGTATGTCAACGGAACTCTTGTTACTGATGTCATCCAAAACGACAACGGCAACTCAATAGGTATTGAGGGCGGCGACGGCTGGAACCTCGGCAGTAATATGTCAGGCGAGTACGTCTGGATAGCCTCTGAGGGCGGTCTGATAATTGTGTCGTCAGACAACAACTCCACTAACTGGGCTAATCGTGAGCAGATTCGCATCACTGCCGAGGGTGGGATCGACAACAGGTTGCGTGTTCATGGTCGCATTAGAACGTCCGTCACAGGTGAGTACGGCAGTGTAGAGACTGGAGGTGTCACTACTTGGGACGGCTATTCAATTGACGGTCGTGTCGTGTTTATGCACGACGGTGGGAGCGCTTGGGGTATTTACAACGATGTCAATAATGAATGGATGCTTTACGGCCAGTTGAACGGTGGGATTGAACTCAGGCACAACAATATCCTCAAAGCCAACGTTGTTGCTGGCGGCTTGGAAGTTTATGGGGAATTGGTAGCGACTGGTTATGTGCAGTCAAATTCCCAGTTGCGATCAGCAGGTGTGTACAACACTACAACTGCCGCAACAGCGGATCTAGTCCATATTTCTGGTTCATCCTATTACAATAGAATGTACCGTTCTACTTCTCGGAGAGATGCAAAAAAGGATATTGAAAGCATCACAGACGAAAACGCTTTGGCGTTGCTCCAATCTCGTCCCGTATGGTTCCGCTCAGCGATAGAACATGACGACCCCAACCTGTCGTATTACGGATTTATCGCAGAAGAACTTGCCGAGGTTGATCCTCGTTTGTGTACTTGGGGTTCTGGTCGTGTCCTTCTTGAAGGTGAAGAGTTGAACGAGGGAGAACGTGCTTGTACCTGCGAAAACAACGAATCATTTGTTCATACATTTGACCACGAACCCGACTGCATCCAAGTTTCTGGTGTTGATTACGGGCGACTTACCGCTCATCTCACAAAGATTGCTCAGATACAGCAAACAACTATTGACGATCTGACTAGCCGTATTCAACTATTGGAGACAGCATGAACATGAATATCAACATCGACGACCTGATTGCCGAATTAGAAAAAAGATTTCCAAAAGAGTTCACGATCTGTGTGCAAGCGGTACAGATCCGCATGTTGCAAGAGCAATCATCTTTAGCGGAACCCGCCGAGGAGTGACATAGATGGCCGCTGTTTATTACGACGACAGCGGGATCGACTACGACCAGTCGTCTGTCTACTACGACGAGGCGGTTGATAACTCGTATGCCGACCCGTCCATAGAGTACGGCGGCAACAAGTCGTATCACGGCACAGTTGTCTATCAGGCAACTGCGTCTAGTTCGGGGGCTGGTACGTCCAGTGCCGCTACTGTTCGCACTGTGTTGGGGGTCGGCGTGTCGGCTGGGGCTGGCACTAGCACGTCTACACGTCTTAGAACTGTGTTTGATTCTGGTACGTCGGCTGGGTCTGGTTCCCAGACCGCCGAACGTGTACGTACCGTTCTCAGGTCTAGCGTCCAGTCGGGTGCGGGTGGTTCGTCGTCCACATATTTGCGGACGGTGTTCAACGCTTCAAGTGAGTCCAGTACGGGCGGTTCGTCTGCTGATCGTCTGCGTGAAACGTTTGACTCCAGCAGTTCTGCTGGAGTCGGCTCAGAGGCGGCTTCAAGGCTTCGTGAGACGTTCCAGACCACAACGTCTGCTGGTACATCAGGTTCGACGTTTGATGCGATTCTGGGTGCCTTCAGGACTGCTTCTGGTTCGGGTGGTGCAACTACTGGCGATCAGGCTTCCACGTTGCGGGAAACGTTTGCGGCACTGGCTGGTAGTGGTGTTGGCTCTAGCACGGCGGAACGTTTGCGTGAAACGTTCAACATCACAGTGTCGGCGGGTCTGTCATCGCACGACGCTGAACGTCTACGTGAAACGTTTGCGGAGTTGTCGGGTTCTGGTGCGGGTGGTTCGTACGGGGTGTTCTGGATAAACGAAGGGCAACCTTGGGAAGCAGTCATTCGTACGAGACCAATGTCAATGGAGGTTGCTGGACGTAAAACGTTCAAGCGTGGGGTGAACTACTCAATAAGGCTGAGGTAATGGAACTTACTGACCTGCTGAACGAGCGAGAGTGGCGTGCTTGTCGCGGCTCGGAGGACGACCCCTTACAGGGGTTCATACATTTTTGTGAGAACTATTGGTACATCAAACATCCGCAGGATGGGCGTATCAAGTTTGAGTTACGTGACGCACAGGTTGAATCCATCAAACATTGGATGGATAACCGTTACTCGGTTGTGCTGAAGGCACGACAGATCGGGTTCTCCACGTTGGCGGCGGCCTACTCTTTCTGGTTGGCGTTCTTTTGGCCTGACAGATTTATTGTCATGTTGTCGCGTACTGAGCGTGAAGCGGCGAAACTGTTGCAGAAATCCAAATACGGCTACAAGTTTTTGCCGCAATGGATGAAGGAACGTGGCTCTGATCTGGTTGTTGATAACCAGTTGAAGATGACGTTTGCTAATGAGTCGTCGATTGAGTCGCTTCCTAGCGGTAACGATCCTGCTCGTGGCGAGTCTGTGTATCTGGTGATTGTTGACGAGATGGCGTTCTTGCCGAACCCTGAGGAAGCATGGGCTTCTATTGAGCCGATTGCTGACGTTGGCGGTCGGGTTATCTGCCTTAGTACCGCTAATGGTTCAGGCAATTTCTTTCACTCTTTGTGGGTTGGGTCTCAAACAGGGAACAATGCGTTTGCGGGTCTGTTCTTCCCTTGGTCGGCTGGTGACCGAGGGGAGGACTGGTACGAGTCAAAGATCAGAACGATGGCGTCGTGGCAGTTGCATCAGGAATATCCACGTAACGCTGATGAGGCGTTTATCAAGTCAGGTAACCCTGTGTTTGATATTGACGCGTTGGATTCGTATGAACCTGTAGAACCTGATCGTGGTTATGTCCATGTCCTTAGTCATAAGAACATGGATTTTCGTCTGGCGAAAGACGGTGAGTTCCATGTGTGGGATTATCCTCGCCCTGACGGGGTGTACGTTATTGGTGCTGACGTTGCTGAAGGCTTAAGTCATGGCGACTATTCGTCGTGCCATGTGATTGACGCTCGTGACATGCGTGTTGTAGCCCACTGGCACGGACATATCGAGCCAGACTTGTATGGCGATCTGTTGGCGGAGATTGGCTGGTGGTACAACACAGCGCTGTTGGGTGTTGAAAATAACAATCACGGTCTCACCACGTTGAAGGCGGCGCAACGTTATTCGTATCGGAACTTGTACCGTTCCCGTCGTTTACAGCAACGGAACCCAGAAGCCACAGAGGTGTTGGGTTGGCGCACGACAACGGCGACTAAGCCGTTGGCGATTGACGAGTTGTCTGCTTCGTTGCGTGACGGAGAACTTGACTTGATGTGCGAGTACACGTTGGCTGAATTGCGTACGTTTGTGCGCTCTCAGAACGGCAGGATGAATGGTTCTCCGCACGATGACCGTGTGATGTCGCTGGCTATTGCGTTCCAAATGTTGAAGTATGTGTGGCTTCCTGAGTATCGGGGCGACCAGCAGATCCCGAAGTACAGCATGTCTTGGTTTGAGCGTTTCGCCATTCACGACATCCAACCGTTCGAGCGGGTGCCTATTGGTGCTCATAATTCCCGAAAACAGTAGGTAACGATCTCCCCAATGGGTGATGGGCACTCTTATTTGTGAAAACTGCAACCGAACTTTCACGTTTGACGTGGTTCCGAGACGAGGCGCTATCTGTTTCAAGTGCCACATCAAGGGCATTTCGTTTGGTTTCCAGCAAGGACAGCAGATGTTTCACGACAAGACGATCAAAGAGCAGGAACGGGAGATCATTGACTCCGCTAAGCGTGAGGGTCGTGACATTGAGTACGTAGGAAATAGGTGGGTGTGAGATGCCTACGTGGGCGCAGATCGTCGTGGCATTGGCCGCTCCTTCAGGCGTACTGGTGGCGTTGATAGAGCGAACCAGACGAGAGAACAACAGGGATCATGCGTCCAACGCAAGTTTGCTGAGGCAGATCGACTCAAAGGTCGATCACGTAACCGAACGAGTAGATGGTCACATCGAATGGCATCTTGACCGAAAGGATAAGTAATGGACTACAGGGAAGCATTACGTCGTGGGGTTGCAACGTTTGTTGCTGGCGCAACTGCGGCACCGTTGACAGCGGCAGTTGTTGATATTTCGTTCTTCAAGGCGGCGGGAGCCGCTGGCGTTGTTGCGGTTTGGAACTGGGCGGCACGTCTCGCACAGTCGTACCTGTCTCAGCCGTCAAAGGTTCTCTGATGGCGCGTCCTTCCAATTCAGACAAACTTGCCAAGTACCGCAAACACCTAAGTACATCAAAACGTTGGCGTCGTGACGAGGACTATGACTCAACATGGCGGCGACTGATCGACCTGTATCGGGGTCGGCACTACGAGTTCGCAACAGATGAGGACAGATTGCTGGTCAACATCTCGTTTGCGACGATCAACGTGATCGCACCGTCAATCTCGGTGAACTATCCGAAGATTGCTGTGAACGCTACGAAACCTGAGGATGCCCCCAAGGGGATCATCACTGAGGCGATTGTGAACTATTGGTGGCGTCACTACAAAGTGAAACCAGAGTTCCGTCGGGCAGTCAAAGACTTCCTTGTGGTTGGGCACGGCTGGCTCAAGGTCGGCTACAAATATGTTGAAGAGGAACGAGTAGCAGACGCAGACGAATACTCTGACGCCGAGGTTGACCACATGACAACGATCACTGTGGTAACCGAGGATCGTCCGTTTGTGGAGCGGGTGTCGCCGTTTGACATCTTTGTTGACCCTGATGCAACGTCAATGCGTGACATCAAGTGGATAGCGCAACGTATCCGCCGCCCTCTGAAAGAGGTGCAGGCGGACAAGCGTTATCAGAAGCAGGCGAGAAGTGAGGTCAAGGGAACGACTCGTTCTCGGTATTCGTCGAACGAACCGCACGACAAAAAGATTCAAGACGATTCGCATTCATACGTAGACGTGTACGAGTTCTACAACTTGCAGTCCAATGAGATGAGTGTGTTCGCTGATGGCGGTGAGCAGTTCCTTATCAAGCCACACAAGATGCCGTATGGGTTTGGTCATCCGTTTGTAATGATCCGCAACTATGACGTTCCAGATCATTTCTATCCGATGGGCGATCTTGAAGCGATTGAGCCGTTGCAACGTGAGTTGAACGAAACCAGAACACAGATGATGAATCACCGTAAGCGGTATTCACGTAAATATCTGTACAAGGAATCTGCGTTCGACGTTGACGGACGTAACGCTCTTGAGTCCGACTATGACAACGTGATGGTTCCTGTTTCGGCGGATGAGCCGTTGTCGAATGTTGTTGCTCCGTTCCCTGCGATTGTTACTCCGCCAGAGTTTTACAACCAGTCGGAGATGATCTCAAGCGACGTTGAGTATGTGACGGGCGTGTCGGAGTATCAGCGTGGTGGTTTGCCTGAGATTCGCCGTACGGCAACTGAGGCGGCAATCATGCAGGATGCCGCTAACGCTCGGGCGGCTGACAAGTTGGCAACAATCGAAGGTTCAATCCAAGAGGTTGCTTATCGTTTGGTTGCTTTGGCACAGCAGTACATGACTGGCGAGCAGGTTGCGCGTGTTGTCGGCAAAGATGGTGTGCCAATCTGGATCACGTTTGATCGTGATTACATCTCTGGCGAGTTCGACTTTGAGGTTGAGGCAGGCTCTACTGCCCCGAACAACGAGTCGTTCCGTCGTCAGATGGCGTTGCAGATGGTGGACGCTATGTCGCCGTTTGCGAGCGCTGGGGTTGTCAACGTTCAGCGTCTAGCGGCACACGTTCTTCAGTTCGGTTTCGGCATCAAGAACCCTGCCGAGTTCCTTGAGGTGCCGCAACCAGAGCAAGCACAGCCACAGCCGACGGCAGAAGGTGGGCAGATGCCTGTCCCGATTCCTGAGCCTGCACCAGCAGGAATACAGCAGATGGTGGCACCTCCGCCTTCCAATCCACAAGCACTTTCAGGCGTTGACCCCGCTGTGTTAGCGGCTTTATCAAGCCGCATGGGTATGGACTTGAACAACACGATGTAACGATTTTCCCTATGGGGTGAGGTGTTTGGAATAACCGAAAGGACTCCTGTGACCGAATCCATAGATACCGCGGCGATAGACCCCACTCCTGTTGAGGCAGACAGTGGACAAGTCGAAGCAGATAGCGGAACACCAGAGCCAGAGGCTCCTTTACTGAATACCGAAGATTTTGCCGATCACCATGTGGTCGTCAAAGTTGACGGTCAGGACGTACGGGTTCCTTTGTCCGAGGTAACTGCGGGCTACCAACGTCAATCGGATTACACCCGAAAGACACAGGAACTTGCAGAGCAAAGGCAACAACTTCAGTGGGCTAACGCCATCGCACAAGCGTTGGACAACAACCCTGACGAAACGATCAAACTGTTACAGCAACACTACGGAGTTAGTGCGGCTGAGGCTCAGAAGATTGCGGATAACGCAGTTGAGCAGGCAGATGGATCGGATAGTTGGGTTGATCCAGTCGAAGCGAGGGTGAAGGAACTGGATTCTCGTATCCGCCAGTTTGAGGAGGATCGGGAATATCAGCGGCTTGAACGTGAAGTTGAGCGTTTGCAAACCACATACGGCGAGGACTTCGATGCTCAAGAAGTGATTGCTCAAGCGTTAGCGACGAACAACACAAACTTGGAAGCAGTGTTCAAGCAGTTGGCATTTGACCGATTGCGTGCCCGCACTTACGCAACTGAACGGGTTGCCGATGAGAAGGCCGCTGAAGAGGCGGCAATCTTGGAGGCGAAACGTGCTGGCGGTGTGGTCGCAGGAGGGACAACGGCTAACGGTGTGACCGCTGTCGATGCTTCGCCAATCCGTACTGTTTCGGATGCTTGGTCTGCCGCCAAACGGCAGTATGGCATCTCTTGATCCACTAGGAGAAAACAATGGCTGGTAACAGCAACTTCAACGAACTTCTATCAACCACGATTGCGAACTATCGCGATCAACTTACTGACAACGTGTTCAACGCACGTCCGCTCACCGCACACCTCATGGACAAAGGCCGTGTTCGTATGCTCAGTGGCGGTACGAAAATTGTTGAGCCGTTGATCTACGGTGAGAACAACACTGTTGGTTCGTACTCAGGTTACGACACCATCGACCTCACACCTCAGACTGGCGTCTCAGCCGCCGAGTACGAATGGAAGCAGTACGCCGCTTCTATCGCAATCAGCGGTATCGAGGAAGCCAAGAACAACGGCGAAGAGGCAATCATCAACCTGTTGGAAGCAAAGGTCATGCAGGCCGAAGAGTCCATGAAGGAAGGCTTCAACGCTATGTTCTTCGGAACAGGCACAGGAGACGACTGGAACGGTCTTGAGAACCTGGTTGACTCAACAACCGCAGTTGGTGGCATTGACCCAGCGGGAACTGGCAACGGTTTCTGGGCATCGTACGAAGAGGGCACTGCTGGTGCGCTCTCGCAAGCCGACATGACCACCGCATACAACACGGTGTCGGTCGGTAACGACCATCCCGACATGATTATGACCACTCAGACTTTGTTTGAGAAGTACGAGTCACTGTTGACACCACAACTCCGCTACACCGACACCAAGACGGCTGACAGCGGATTCCAGAACCTTCTGTTCAAGGCCGCTCCTGTCGTGTACGACGTGGACTGCCCAGCAGGAAATATGTACTTCCTGAACAGCAAGTACCTCACCCTTGTTGGTCACTCTGACAAGTGGTTCACCCAGACCGAGTTTGTTCGTCCTGAAAACATGGATGCTCGGTACGCCCTGATCTTCTGCTACGGCAACCTCACGGTTCGCAACCGCAAGAAGCAAGGCAAACTCACAGGCCGCACCGCCTGATAACTGGGTTCCAGTGGGCGGGGGCTTCGGCTCCCGCCCACCAATCTCAATCCAATTTCTTTTAGTAAGAACGAACAATGGCACAACGCAAATCAGGGCAACGTAAACCAGCGATTGAACTTCACGACATTTTGCCTCCAGTTCAGGTGGCGAAAGCGGTGTCGGCTTACTACAAGAAAGCCGCGCCAATCGCACAGAAGTACGAAACGTGGAAGGGGCAGGGCAATCGTCGTCACAACCAGACGACGTTGGCTGGCCGTTCGCAGAGAGACCGCAACCGTTACGGTACTCAGGCTCCTAGAAAGACCAGAGCACGTAAAAGTGGGTAACGAAATGCGCTAATTAGTGATGAACGCTGTACCTGCTCACACTATTTACGGAGTCCCTGCGACTCGCAATGCTCGTCCAGCGGGGCGTGGTGTCAATTCGGCACCCGCCCCTGCTGGCGGTATGCCATTTGACGACCGTCATTGTGCATACGAAACAGGGGGCAATCCCTGTCAAGGGTACAAAGCGAAGAACACCGACTACTGCATGGGGCATCTAAGGGCAGTCGCTAAATCGAAAGTGGTGACAGATGAATCTGAATGAGATTCGCGCCAAGGTGCGTGAAGTTGTGGACATGGACAGTACCGATGTCTCCGACGCTCTGCTTGCCATGTACATCACCGACGGCTACGAACGCATAATTGCGTTGGATGGCCGTTGGCCGTTCTTTGAGAAGTCGTGGACGTTGACCACTGTCGCTGACCAGAGCGCTTATCCGATCTCTGGGATCGGATCTGGCGATGTTCGCGAGGTCACGTCGGTTGTTGATCCGTCTGCTGGCGGTATCCGTCTCACCATGATTGACCACGCTGAAGCCGAGGCTTTGTGGTTGGGTGCGAACAATCAGTCAGGGACACCCCGACATTTCTCTGTGTGGCAACAGTCAATTCATTTGTGGCCTAAGCCTGAAGAGGCTGTGACGTTGAATTTGCGTGGCTACCGTAAGCCAACCGCATGGTATTCGGACGGCACAACTGAAGTGGATGCCGATGATCGGCTTCACCAGTCGCTTGTGACGTACACGATTGCACAGGTGTACCAACTCCAAGAGGATTTGGAGGTGGCACAGTTCTACCGTCAGTCGTTTGACGAGTCTGTCCGTCTTGCGACGGCAGACATTCTGCGCGTCCCATCACACAGGCCGTTGGTTCTTTCTGGTTCCCGACTACATGACTCGTATTCGGGTCATCAGACACCTCTGTATTACTGATGGCAACTGAGGGAATCCAGATCAGCGATTTCACTGGCGGGTTGAACTATCGTGCCGACGCATACCAGTTGGCCGATAACGAATCTCCCGACTTGTTGAACGTTGACGTTGACCCGAGGGGCGGGTTCTCTCAGCGTGGCGGTTTTACCGATTACAACGCTTCTGCTGTTGGTTCGCTTGCGGCTGACGGGTTTGATCCGAAACGTGCGTTTAGTTGGGATGGTAACGCACGTCAACTTTTGGTGTCCGCTAACGACAAAGTGTTTTGGACAGAGGACGGGGCGTTCACCGACATGGGCGTAACTGTGAACGCTTATGACGGCGCCCAGTATGCGTCGTGGCATAACTCTAATGTGTCGTATTTGTATGGTTCGGCTGGCGAATCAAACAATGTGTTCAAGTGGAACGGTACTGTTGTTTCGACGTTGACTGCGAGTGGTGTTGGACGCTGGCAGGCGACCAACGGTATTGGTACGCACGCTCCTCGGTGCGAGCACATTGCCACACATTCGGATCGAATTTGGTCTGGCTATGTCCACGAGTGGGACGGCTCGGCTTACACGTCATACCCTGACCGCATTCGTTTCTCGCAGGCAGGGTTGCCTGAGTCTTGGCGTGAGAACGATTACATTGACGTTGTTGGTGGTGGGCGTGGTGTTACTGCGCTGATTTCTTTCGGTGACCAGTTGCTTGTGTTCAAGCCGAGAGCGGTCTTTGCTGTGCTTGGGTACGACGAGGATACGTTTCAGTTGGTTCAACTGACAGATCAGGCGGGTGCTGTTTCGTCTAAGGCTGTTGCCGTGACGGAACGTAACGTGTTCTTCTTTAGTTGGCCGCAAGGACTTTTCTCGTATGACGGGTCAGGGTTCTATGACATTTTCCCAACGATGCGTCCTGTTGTTGACAGTGGAGATTTCAACGATCTTTCGTTGGATGGTGTTTATGTTTCATGGGTGAACCGCAAGGTTCACCTGTCGTTACCTGTTGGTATTGACCCAGCCGATACTGAGGACTATGACCAGTCAGGGTTTGAGTTTGATTCTGTTGACTTGAAGTTTGATGGTGCTACTCGTGCTGATGTCCCTACTTCTACGTTTGTGTGGGATCAAACGATTGGTTCTGATGGTGCGTGGGTTCGTTACAAACTTGGTGACGGGTTCGGGTTTGCTGGCGGCGCTGATTGGGTTGACGCTGATGGGCTAAGTATCCCTGTGTTTTTGCACCCTGTGAAACCGTATGTGTTGCGTCTGGATCGGGACTCTTATCGGGACACTGTTGCGGGAACTGCTTACGACATGGACTCGTATTACGTGACTAAGTGGCAGGACGCTGGTTCGACTGCGTTGAAGAAGTTTTGGCGGCGACCAGAGTTTCTGGTTCGCCAGTTGGGTGAAGATACCCAGATCACAGTCGAGGTGTATCACAACTGGGATCGTTCACAAGTTCAGCGGACGTTCACATTGGACTTCACTGGGGCAGAGTTTGCGGGCGGTTACGAGTCGTGGGTTCAACCTGACTTGGGTTCTGACTTGGTGAAGGGGTCGAACCTTGGGTTGGCTAATGCTGTCCAGTTGAAGGTGACGGGTCAGGTGAATAAGCCTTGGGGTGTGAACGGTATTACGTACAAGTTCAATCCTCGTAGGAGTCGTATCTGATGGCTAACAGCAAGTACACGCCGCCCAGCATGTCTCGTCTACAGGGCGCTGATGCTGTGGTTTTGAGGCAGATCATTCTGTCTTTGGTGCAGGAGTTAGAGAAGATTCGTGCCCGTTTGGATGCGGGCGGATTGTAACGAAACAGGTAATAGGTGATGGCTGATTTAGCGAAACTTGGGCTGAACGCAAATAAGCAGTTGCGTCAGGGTGCGCTCCAATATGGGGCTACTACTGCCATGAATCAGTTTGCTCGTGGGTTGTCTCAGCAGAGGGGGCAACGAAATCTTCAGGATTTCGGTAAGCAACAGAACAAGAGTTTGACGAAGTTGAACCAGAGTTACAGCAATCGTGGGTTGCGTAATAGTGGTGTGCGTAAGCAGGGTGTTTCTGATTTTGCGTCGGATGCGACTAGGGCGCGTCAGGACATTATGAATCAGACGCGTGATGAGCAGACAGGGATTGACCTTCAGCAGAGGGCAAACGACGCTGAGTATCAGACATTGTTGGCGAATATCGCAGAGGACAAGTCGCAAGGAATCTTTGATTTGTTTGCGAATTTGTCTCAGTTTTACCCGTTCTTAGGGAGTTGAGTTATGGCAAGTAATCCGTATGCAGGTGCCGACGCTGGTTTGGCGTTGGGAGCCAAGAAACCGAAGAAGAACGATTATGCGGGTGCTGACGCTGGCATAGCGTTGGGTGCGTTGACGAGGTTTAGCGACCAGTATGGTCGTCCAACTAGCGGCGTAGGTTTCGGTCGTGGTGTCGTTCCTTCGGCTTCTCCCGTTCCTGCGGCTTCTGCCGATACGTGGGCGGCGGTTGATGCTGGTTCGTTTGCTCCGATACAACGTGGCATTGCGTCTGCCGCTAGTCCTGCACCTGCGGATGACACTTATGCGGCGGCGGATGCGGCTTTGATGCTGGCGAGTATGAACAGCGGTGGCGGAGGTGTCTCCTCCACCTCGGTTCCGTCTGCGCCTGCTTCACCTGCGGCGGTTCCTTCGGTGGCTGATCTTGCGGCGAGTTTGTCCTCAACACCGAAGGTGAATCCGCTTGATGCGATCTATCAAAGTTTGTTTGAGTCAATCGGCCAGAACACGGAGGCGGGTGTTGCTGGTTACAACGATTTGTTGACCCGTCTTGGCGAGAAGTACGGCACCGTTGAGGGAAACATTCAGGGTCGGATAGATGAACGTAATTCGTTCTGGGATGGTCAGGCCAATGATCTTGCCAGCCGTGTTGAAACTCAACGTGGCTTAGGTGCTCAGAATATGCAGAACTATCAGAATGTTTTGGCGGGGATTACGAACCCGTACGGTGAGGGTTTTGCTCCGTCGTTGACTACGACAAATCAGATGGCCGACTATTTGCAGGCAACTGGTGTTGACCCTTCGCAGGTTGATGCAATGGTTTCTCAAGCAAGTGCAGAGAACGCACAGTACGACCAGATGTTGAACAACGCTAACCAGACGTTAGGTGGCGCTTTACAGCAGGCGAACGATATGCGTATGGCTGATGCGTTGTTGATGCAACAAGGGTTCGATCAGGATCTTGCAGGTCAGCAGAATGCTATTGGTGCGGCGATGACAAGTCAGCGTGGTAATGAGATCGCTGGTCTAAACAGCGAGTTGTCGAACGTGGGGTTGGCTCGTATCGCTCAGGAGTTGGGGATCAACACTGACTTGTTGAACTTCCAGAACAATCAGGGTCAGTCGTTGGCTAACGCAAAGTTGGATCAGGCGGGTAACACCCAGCAGTACAACGCCAACTCAGAGAACCAGTCGATGAACTTGTTGAACAACATTCTGAGTGCGTATGGCGGCGATCTTGACCCTGCGTCTGTTGTGGAATTGGTAACCAAGTTTGCGAGAACGATGGGGATGCCTGCCTCTCAGGTGATGGGAGCCGTCTGATGGCAGAAGGACTAGACATCGGCAACCTTGCGTTGTTGCAGTTGTTGATGACCAGCAATGCTGGTGGTACAAACCTGAACACGTTGCAAGACATTTTCAGTCAGGGTTCTTTAGGGTTGCCCCTCAGTGTGGCTTTGGGTACTCAACCGTTTGAGGAGTTGCAGTACGCAGTTGAAGATGCGATGTGGCGCCCACTGGCCGCAGACCAGTTGGGCGACATTGACTTCGAGATGACACGTCAGGCTTACGCTGGTGACCCAGTAGCACAGTCGGCGTTTGCTTATGTTGACGCTGGCGGTGACGTTGACCAGTGGGCGGCTTCGCAAAAGGCAACGAACGCCATGAACACCGAGTTGTCGGATAGCGCTAAGAAGGCTCAAGAGTTCATCATTGACGGCGTGAAATCTGTTGCGAAGGTTTATCAACAGCAGGTGTCTGCGGCTGAGGATTTGTCTCGTCGTGAAGCGTTGGGTGAGATTGCCTTCAGGGACGGGCAGTGGTTTGAGGCGACGACGCCTGAGGCTCGGTCGGCGCGTCTGTCGGACTTGGGGATCACTGGTGTTCTAGCGAACCCAGAGATGTACAAGTCGGAATCCGATTACTTGCGTGAGGCGGCTCAGCGTTTCAGTAACGAGGCCAGTGGCACGGAGAATCAACGCAAGGGGGAAATTTGGGATCAGCAGGTGAAGGACATTGGTCTGACTGCTGAGCAGACTCGTGCTATCCGCAAGTTCCAAGATGGGCAGGTTCGTCGCCGTCTGGGTAGTGACCCTCAAACGCAACAGCAGGATGATCGTAGTTGGTGGCGGAAGGCTGTTGACTTCTTTGGTGCCCCTGAGAACATCGGCGCACAGTCTCCTAATTCTGATCCTGACCAGATGCTCGGTTCGGGTGGTTCAA